GCGGAGGCGAATGAATGAGATACGCTAAACGTGTGGACGCAAACCAAGATGCCATTGTTGCCACGTTAAGGGCGGCTGGCGCTTATGTTTGGATTATCAGTTTGCCTGTAGACCTTTTGGTGGGGTACAAAGGTCACACGTTTCTGGTGGAAATCAAAACCACTTCTAAAAAGCGTTTAACTGCCCTACAAGCCGACTTTTTTGAAAATTGGATTGGTGGTACGTTGGCAAGGATTGACAGCCCTGATGCGGCTTTACGCATGATTGGAGTTTTAAGTGAGAAGCCTTGAGCAAAACCGCCTTATGTGGGCTAATCTTGAAGACATTTCCCAACAGGTAATCTGGTACGGTCAAAAGCTACACAAAGAAGAATGGAAAGACGTTTTGACCGCCGCACTAAAAAAACAAAAGATTGTGCCTGGCATCGAGGGCGGGTTTGTGGTGATTGGCGCAAGGACAAGCAAAATGACTGTGGCAGAGATGAACGAGCTGATTGAGCTAGCTACCATGTTTGGCGCACAACAAGGCGTTAAGTTTCGGGCTTTAGAGGAATAAAAAAAAGGATCGGCACAAGGCCGACCCAAAATAATCACCGCAAGCACAAAAAACGGCAACCAAGGAAAAGTATATCCATGTTTCAAAAACATCAATATGTAAGGTCAAAAAAACTTTTAAAACTGGTTGCGGGGCTTGATTGCCAAGCCTGTGGGTCGGGCAATATGGTGCAGGCGGCGCACACAAACTGGGGCGGCGGCAAAGGCAGGGGCGTAAAGGCTGACGACAATTTGGTGGCTGCGCTGTGCCTCAAATGCCATTATGAGATTGACCAAGGCAGAGAGTTAAGCAAAGAAGAACGGCAAAACAAATGGCAGCAAGCCCATATTGCCACGGTTGAAAAACTTTTTAATCAAGGCGCTTGGCCTGTTGACGTACCCATTCCAACGTTTACAATTGACACGCAGTTGTCTCCTTTGCAGGGGCATTGACCCCTGCTTTTTTAGGATTACCATGAAAAAAGACGTAGCCGACTTTATTTCCACGCTGTTTCACAGCTCAACGGTGACGCATTTCATGCACTTGAGCACCGATTCATACGCCACACACAAGGCTTTGGGGAAATATTACGAAGAAATTATTGAATTAACAGATAATTTTGCTGAGGCTTATTCTGGATGTTACGAAAAAATAAAAGATTTTCCTGAGAATTTCCACAATGCCAAAGACCCTGTTAAGTACCTGACCAGCATCAAAGAATACGTTTACAAAAACCGTGAAGCATTGCCTGATGACAGCCAATTGCAAAACATTGTGGACGAAATAGCGGCGTTGATTGATTCAACTTTGTATAGGCTAACGTTGAAATGATTAGGATATTTGCTGGCTACGACCCAAGGGAAGCTATTGGCTATCATGTGTTTTGCCAGAGCTTGATTGAGCGCACTAGCGAGCCAGTTGCCATAACGCCGTTGTACGGCTCACAGCGAGATGGCACTAACGCATTTACCTATCAGCGGTTTTTAGTGCCTTATTTCACCAAATTCACTGGCAAGGCAATATTTTTGGACGCAAGCGATATGCTGATGCTGTCCAACATTGACGATCTTGCCAAGCTATTTGACCCAACCAAGGCGGTGCAGGTTGTTAAGCACGACTACTTGACCAAGCACCCAAAAAAATACATTGGTACGCCAATGGAAGCGGTAAACAAGGATTACCCTAGAAAAAACTGGTCAAGCCTAATCTTGTGGAACTGCGACCACCCAAGAAACAAGGTGTTGACACCTGACTTTGTGGCTGACCATAGCGGATCAGACCTACACCGATTTGGCTGGTTGCCCGATTCACTTATCGGTGAGTTACCGAAAGAATGGAACGTACTTGTTGGCGAACAGGAAAACAAGAACGCTAGAATTGCACATTACACGCTGGGCATACCTGAGTTTGACCACTACCAAGATTGTGATTACAGTAAGCAATGGTTCAACACCAAAAGCCGACTAATGAACGGCTTAATCAAGATGAAAGAGGTAACCAATGCCTAGTCATTCTGCAAAACAAGCCCGATTCATGCAAGCTGCGGCGCATAACCCAGAGTTTGCTAAAAAAGCCGACATTCCTGTTAAGGTTGCCCAAGACTATGCGGCGGCTGACAAAAAGATGGCGCTGGCAAAAGCCTTAGCGAGAAAATAATGGCTGACTACCGTGACTTAGCTGCGGCACTGGGTGGTGGATATGGTCAGGACACTGGCCCAATCACGCCCGATACATTGCTTACGCTGAAAAACGGCAAAACGGCTAGTGCTGGCGACCTGCTTGGCTTGCTTAAAGGTTACGGTCAAGCGGTTGGTAGTAATTTGGAATCATTGGGTCGGGGCGGTGTGGCATCAGTAATTGGTGCAGGCGGCGACCTTGAATCCCTTGGTCGGATGGGCATTAATAAGTTATATGGCGCAGGCGGTGTTAACGTAAACCCTACACCAGTATTGCCGACCACTACAGACATTTTGGGCATGATGCCAAGGGCGACCGTACCGAGACGAGAAACTGCGGGGATGGAGGAGCTGGGCGGCTACATGACACCAGCGACCGTTAAGGTGGTGGGTAAAGCAATAAAAGCTACTGAGGGTTTACCTGTTGGAATGAGTATTAAGGATGTTGGTAAAGGCATTGCATCAAACACACCACAATTTACAGGCTTTAAAAATACAACTCCTTATGGCAAAGCAAAAGAAGTAGCCGCATATTTGGATAAGTTAAACGTACCCTACACAATAAATAAATCCAAAACAACCAATAGCGCATATTTAGAAATTCAAACTGGCAAAGGTGATTTTGATTACCCAATGCAATTCAGATTCTCAGATCATTCAACAGACTTACCTCATCAAAATAGACAAATTTTTACAAATCCAAAACCTGATCCAAACTTTGATTTAGATATGTTTAAAAATGGTGGACATGATACTGATTTTGCAATTAGCAAAATAAACGATTTGGTGGCAAAGTGGTGGCAAAGGTAAAGCCAAGGAACTCTGGACAAATGCTGACTCAATTCACGAGTTTGGATACCAACTTTAATAACACAAAATAGTTATGTCAGAAACTAAAGTAGTTAAAACTAGAAAGAAAGCAGGCGGTAGGTCTGTGGGTACGCCTAATAAGGTCACAGCGCAAGCTAGAGAGGCCATAGCGATGTTTGTGGATGGTAATGCCCACCGACTTGCACAATGGCTTGATGAGGTTGCTATGGGCGTTCCTGAGCATGACATAAAACCCAATCCTGCTAAAGCCTTTGAGCTATTCCAATCGGTGGTTGAATACCATGTACCCAAACTGGCAAGGACAGAGATTACTGGTAAAGATGATGGCCCAGTAGAAATGGTGGTGACATGGGGCGGCGTGAAGTAATCCTGCCCTATAACCCTCGGGCGGCTTTCATGCCGTTTCACTTGAGGACGGAAAGATGGTCATGCCTACTTGCCCACCGTAGAGCTGGAAAGACGGTAGCGGCAATCAACGACTTGATCAAACGAGCCATCACCGAAAGCGGTCGGGGCGCACAATACGCATACATAGCACCATTCAGAAGCCAAGCCAAGCGGGTGGCATGGGATTACCTCAAGCATTACGCAGCGCCAGTTACTAAAAACACCAATGAAGCCGATTTAATGGTGGAGTTGGTGAACGGCGCAAAGATCATGTTGTTTGGCGCAGACAACGCTGATGCTATGCGGGGCATGGGATTTAATGGCGTTTATATGGACGAATACGGTGATTTTAGACCAAGCGTATGGGGAAACATCATCAGGCCGTGTTTGAGTGATCGCCTCGGCTGGGCCGTTTTTGGGGGAACGCCAAAAGGCAAAAACCAGTTTCACGACATCTACAAGGTCAGTCAAGTTGTACCAGATTGGTTTCTGCTACGGTTACCAGCATCCGTGTCCAAGCTGTTGCCAGACTCAGAATTGCAGGCGGCTCGGTCTCAGTTAAGCCAAGACCAGTACGACCAAGAATATGAGTGCAGCTTTGATGCCGCCATCCTTGGTGCGTTTTACGGTCAAGAGATGCGCCTTGCTGATGATGAGGGCAGAATCAGAGAGCTGCCCTTTGAGCCTGACTCGCCTGTTTTTAGTGCATGGGATTTGGGTTACCGAGACGATACCGCCATCTGGTTCTATCAAGTGGTCAGGGGCGAGATCAGGGTAATGGACTATTACGCTGTCAGCGGGGCAAGCATTGAGGAAATCTGCGATGCGGTGATAGCTAAGGGCTACCGATACACCCGCCACTATTTGCCGCATGATGCCAGAGCCAAAACCTTGGCAAGCGGTGGAAAGTCTATTGTTGAGCAGTTGGCGGCACATTTGGGTGGCATGAGCAAGTTGGCAATAGTGCCTGAGATCGGTGTGCAGGACGGCATCCAAGCGGTGCGGATGGTGTTGCCAATCTGTTATTTTGACTCCAGATGCGATGAGGGGTTGGAAGCGTTAAGGCAATATCAGCGGGAATATGATGAAGATAAGAAAACTTTTCGTCAAACTCCGCGCCATGACTGGTGCTCACACCCAGCAGATGCGTTTAGAATGCTTGCAGTAGCTTATAGACAAGAAGCAAAAGATCAGACACCGCCCAAGGGCAAGACCCTGCAAACCATCACACTTGATGAGCTGTGGGATTATGAGATGCAACATAAAGAGGAACGAATATGAGCCAACCAGTAGCAGAAGTCGGTGGATATAAAAACATCACCGCCACAGGCGCAGTCAGCACAGGCCCTTGCCAGTTGATTGGTTTCTACGTTAACAGCACTACCGTAGGCACATTGGTGTTACGCAACGGCGGCGCAAGCGGTGAGGTCATGAGTGGCACGATCACGCCAGCTATCGGTTTTCACCGATTCCCTGCCAACGTGGGTGTCAGTCTGTACGCCACGATTGCAGGCACTGGATTGGATGTGACATTCTTCTTTGCCGCAGGTAGTTAATCATGACTGAAAACGGCGCATACGAGGGGGAAGACCCAGGCCCGTACTGGCACGACCAGATTGAGACTGCCATTAAGATATTTGATAAGTGGGAAAAGCGTGGGCAAAAGGTAGTTAAGCGGTATCGGGATGAGCGTGATGCCATTGAGATGCCGAGGATGAAGTTCAATATCCTCTGGTCAAACATTCAAGTCCTGTTCCCTGCTTTATACGGTCGCCAAGCCAAGCCCGAAGTCTCACGCCGGTACATGGATCAAGACCCTGTAGGTCGGTTGGCATCCACGATGCTCGAGCGCGTCATGGAATACGAGACCATGCAATTCGGTGACTTTGACGCTGCCATGTCTGGTGCGGTGCAGGACAGATTGCTGCCTGGTCGCGGTACAGCGTGGATTCGTTACGAGCCGGTTATTGTCAACGAGCAGCCAGAGGCAACCGAAACCGCAGGGCAGATGGAAGAGCCGACCGAGCCGCAAGTTAGTGGCGTGGTAGAAGACCCCACAGAGCGCATTGATGCAGCTCACAGCCCGATTGATTACGTCTACTGGTCAGACTTCCTACATTCACCTGCTCGCACATGGGATGAGGTTTGGTGGGTAGCTCGAGCGGTTTATATGACCAAGGACGAGGGTGTAGAGCGCTTTGGTGACGTATTCAAAAACGTCAGCCTTACCAGTTCCAATACCGACATGGACGGTAAAAATCCATTGACCGCCAAGATGACCTACGATAAAAAGGCAATGGTCTATGAGATTTGGAACAAGCGCACGGCAAAGGTTTGCTGGATAGCCAAAGGTTATCCACAAGCATTAGACGAGCGTGATGACCCGCTAGAGCTTGATGAGTTCTTCCCATGCCCCAAGCCGTTGATGGCGACCACCACCACTGGCACAATGATCCCTGTACCTGATTACTGTGAGTACGAGGATCAGGCGCAGGAGCTGGACAACCTGACGCAGCGCATTTACTTGTTGACCAAAGCTTGTAAAGCAGTCGGTGTGTTTAATGCTGAGTTCAAAGAGCTGGCGCGGATGTTCAGCGAGGGCGTGGACAACAAGCTATTCCCAGTGACTGCATGGGCGGCAATGTCGGAAAAAGGCGGCTTAAAGGGCGCTATCGACATGATGGACACCTCGCAGATCATTGTGACCTTGCGGGAACTTTACAGCGCCCGAGAACAGGTCAAGCAGTCGATTTACGAGATCATGGGCATATCGGACATTTTGCGTGGATCGTCCAAAGCTCAGGAAACCCTCGGGGCTCAACAGCTCAAAGCCAACTTTGGTAGCCTGCGGTTAAAGAGTAGCCAAGGCGAAGTGGCAAGGTTTGCGACTGACATCTTTAAGCTCAAAGCACAGATTATTT